TGGAACATCTGAATCGCTTACTAAGAACATTACAATTCGCATGGTGGTACTAATCTGTATGGTTTGGGAACTTTGTCGTGTTTTTTTGTATCATACCAGCTTTGCCCTTTATGCAAGTGATGGCACATAATGGTTTTGCATGGGTTTGTCATTTCGTATCCGGCTTTAAATATTTCATGTGCCAACCGATTATCGCACCCTGGAACTCCGATAGGGAAGTCTGCTCTTACGTTTCTTATCTTGCCTTTGAATACCCACACATCCTGACTGCAAGCCAAATAGTTTTTAAGCATTCCTACTCGGCTAATAGCATAACATTCATTGTCTTTTATATTAAATGCCTTTTGTAAGGTTTGATCAAAGTATATATCAGAGTTGGCTATGATGTTTATGTCATCTTGGCGAGTATGTTCATTAACAAACTTAAATAAATCATTATAAGTTGTTCTATGAGCTATGAGGCGACTTTGTACTGTGCTAAGATTATTAGGTAACACCATTCCTTCATTAAGAATGTATATTTGCTTTATAAATACACCGCAAGTATTTATAAATAAACATCTTATCAATTCATCTCTCCTTTCTGGGTTCTTATCAGGATATAACGATATGAATAGGTTAAACATAATCAAACGCTAATAAAGGCAACAACGCATCTGCAATTTATGGTATTGCCCGGACTTCCGGTGAAATCTACCGGGAAAGCTAATTCCTCTCCGCTTACATCAAACTTTTCATCTATGCCTACTATCTGTCCATTTGTCGTAACATGGTCAAAGGGTTCTGTGCGTGTACGGTCATCCAATGTGGAAATCCACTCTTTTTTTAAGTCCAACCCCGTCATTTTTGCTCCTGCCAGCGCCCCCATATTAGAAGCCCTGATAATCTCTGTTCTGGCTATTGATACGGATCGGGCAAGCGTCATGGCAGTCAACTTCTTTTGTATCAGCTTAGCTGTGTCAGGAACGGATAAGCCCGAAGCATAGGAAAGCTGTAATATCCTTTTTATTCTGTCCTTTGTGGTCGCAGTAATATTTTTTATCAAATCCCCCGCTTGCTGCTCCATGATCATATTGACAAAAAGCAAAAATGACTGTTCTGAGAACTCCGCCTTTTGTAATGAGCTGAATACTGCACGCCCAAACTTTGATCCTGCCCGGACATATATTTCCCTGACCGCTTCTTTAATATCATAGTCCTGTACTTGCTCAGCTATTGAGTCTGGTATTATCTCAGGAAGTAAATCTAAGACTGGTTTTATTTGAAGATTAAGCGCTTTTCTAATTAACTTGACTGCAAAGCGTAGGTTGCTTGCACGTGCCTTTTCTATTGTTAGCCAAAGGTTATTCGCCTTTGGATTGATAGTCGGCATAGGCGTCTTTTAGGTTAGTATCAATATCGGTCCCTAAGGGAAATAAATTACTTGGTATATATACTTCATCCATTAAGGGATCGGGATTACGCTCCTCACCTTGTAATTCCAATCTCCTATTTGGAGTGAGCCACCAAGCCGTATTCAATGTATTTACCAGCTTTTCCTCATCTTCTTTTATCTCATGGAAGTTACGCTCAAAGTCAAGCCGAAGGTTCTCCCCGAACTTGACCGTAAGGAATCTGTTAAACTCACCTACTATCAATTCCAACTCCGGAATGATGACATCCAATATGCCGGCACGCTTTGCCTCCCTGACATTGTTAAAGGTTTTATTCTCCGGGTCATTGAATATTTGTGAGCTAAGATTGTACAGATTGCATATATCCCTCAATGACATTTTTTGGCTTTCTATGAGTGCCAAGTCGGTTGCCTTCAGTCCTATCTGTGTCCAGCTTGTCTTAATATTGCTTACTAATATTTTACCATGGTTTTCGGGCATCCTATATTTTTCATAGTATCGTGTTTCCCACTTCTGTAATTCTGCTTCGCTCATGCCTTCAAGATTTGGGTCGTCAAGTGTCAAGATTCCCTGTGCCCCCAAGTTTTGAATGAGTTTCATGGATGCGAGGAAATTATCATTGCTTAATGTAACAACACGCCTGCCCGCCTCTATGGGGGACATACCTCTAATGTTAGAGGCAGTGGGATTCCAATATTTAAACCATATCATTTCATCAGGATTCAATTCTGTTTGCTGGGCTCCGGACCTTACAACAAATTTAGTGGGCTCTCCAAATTGATTTGCCTTTACATTGACATTTGGAGGAGGTATTACAAACAGTTGTTTTGGTTGTCCCTTATTGGGTCCTGTCTTTAAAGACAATGGATGAATAAAACTCTCTCCTGTGATAAGTTTATATCCAATAAGATTTTCAATGAATTCAGATTTGCCCTGTATTATGTTTGGCTTATTAAGGACATCTAAGAAGGGATGCGAGTCTAATTTTTCATTGTTTTCAAACATTACCCACTTTATTGTAGATGCTTTCTTTGCAATCCAATTTATAACCGAATAGATGTTTGTGTTTAGTTTGTATCCGTCTCTTATATATATTTCTGCATTCGCCTGCATTATTTCCAAAGTTCCTACTGTTAGGGGATTAAAGATAGGCACCTTTGCCGACTTTATCCGTATATCATATCCGAATATCTTCATACGAGTAATGCTTTTTTAGATTTTAACAATTTATGCGTTATGGCGTATCGTCCCGCATCTATGGCGTGGTCATTGTCTTTGACAGGTTTGTTGATGGCGGTTCCATCCTTGTTGGTCTCAAATATATAACTTTTAAATTCTTTTTGCAAATTTAATGAATCTTTATGTAAAAAATGTTTCTTAGACTGAAGTAATTGGATGCCATGGATGACGCTGTCCGGGCCTTTTGCCGCAGGTTTTACAATCCAGCCTTGCCGGCATAATTCATCTATACTTTTTGGCTCCGCAGAGTCGGCAATAATAATGTCGTATCCTTTCTTTAGTCCTAACTGTTCAAATCTGGCTGCTATCTGTTGATTGTTCAATCCGGTCTCATAAATCAACTCTTTCCAATAAATACTGTCCCAGGTCCCACCAATCCATACAAGAGCTGTGGGATTGTTTGTGAATCCAAAATCCAATCCGTAAATTTCCCAGTCAACAGTTACATTTTCGTATAAGTCCCATTTAGGGAATACAAGCCCCTCAAGCGATGTTCTCTTGCCTATACCATATACATTCCACATATATTCACTGGCGGTGCCAGCTCTTATATTGGCTTCTGTGGGCTTATAGGACAGTATCTTATCAATAATAGTGCTTGGTAGGTAGGGATTGTCCAACATGGTAGAGTGAATGAACTCCACGTCATCTCGTTTTTCTAATCCATATACCCAATGATTCGTGGATCGTGGATTGTAGTCTGCCCATCCGCCTATCGTAGTACGCATTTCTATCTGATCGAAACTTTTTTTGTTCATTTCCATTATCTCGTTGAGCCAGAAACAATCTTGCTTGCGACCAAAGAGCTTCTGCTCCTCATCTATTCCTATAAAGGCAATTTCATTTCCATATAAATAATAAGTCTGGTCAGGTCTGTTTATGTTAATGGCGGGTGTTACCGGTAGCTTGTAAAGCTTTATCAGTTCCTCAAAGTCCTTCATAATTGTTGCTTTAATCCATGTGAGTGTGAGTCGGGATATGGTGAATGATAGCCCCTTCTGCTCTTGGCAAAGTAGAATGATATTTTGCAGTATGCTCCAGGTCTTGCTACTTCTGCTCCCCCCCTCCAGTATCTTTATTTTGGCTTGGGAGTTCAATAGTTTCTCTAAGACGACCGTTGCCCGTATTTCTATTTTTTTCAATGATAATTTTGGTTATCATCTGTGGCTCGATGTTGAAGTTGATTAGTGGTGTTTCAGAGTAACCTCTATGCTTTGCTTGTGTTTTAAGGAAAAATATCAGGGACGCTTCCTTACCCTCCTCTATGTTTTTGAATAGCTTGCTTTCGGCAAAGTCAATGGCTTTCTCCTTTGCCTGAATTAGCGCTTCTTTAAGCTCTGGGTTGTTCTGCATCCATCGCCAAAGCGTGGTGCGTTCTATTCCGAGTTTATCTGCCGATTCCTGCAATATTCCAAGCGTCTTGTGGAATACCTTAATGATGCTATCGTTTGAGGGTTTTTTAGGGTGTTGCATTAGGTTGCAAAGTTAACAAAAATTAACATAACTAAGATAAATTATTGCTATTAAACATTTTCATAATAAACAAATTTTTAGCTAATTAAGATGCTCTTTTTTATGACAATTTTCACAAAGTGTTATTGAATTGTCCAACTCTCTTGACCAATGTGGATATTCATTTTGGCTTAAAATATGATGGCATTCTAAATTTTCTTTACTTCCGCAGTGAAGACAAGTCCATTTGTCTCTTATTCTTATTTTTATTGACCACCTTTCTTTTGGTTTTAGATGTCGCCAATCTCGTAGGTGATATACTGCTGGACATAAAAGTCCCATTTTAGTCAAAGGTCGGGGCAGGTTGTTTGGATTGTGTATTTTGATGTTCATTTTATTTGTAGATAAATATCCATTCCATAAGTCCCCAAAATCCTGGTGGTGGTTTTGTCCATTCCCAAGTTGTTTCGCCCACCCATGTTTCAGTTTTAAAAGAATTTCCTTGCTTATCAGTAATGGTCTCTGAATATACAAGTTTCATTCCTTCCTTTTCGTTTTTTTTCATTTCAATTCTTTTAGCTTTTGTTCGTACATCTCGATTAATATTTCATATTCAAATTTCCCCAGCTTCATAGTAT